CTATATATCCGTAACCTTTGTAATTATTGATGTCGTCAGCTATAGTAATTTTAATTTCTTCATCTGCCCAATTATATCTTGCTATCTCTCTATTTATAGTTCTCTGCAAATGAAATACAAATTGAGAAATTCGATATGCTATTTGACCACAATCTTGAGGAACTAATTTTTCCAATTCGTCTCTATTCATAGACAAATATTGATTTAGCTCTTTTTCTGGTAAAGCATCTCTATTGTATTGAGGTAGTCCTATGCTGTTTTCGTATTCGTCTAATATTTTGTCCCAATATTCTACTTGCTCTTTAGAATTTTTACTCATGATTTTTTAATTTTGTTCCCCATTCTTCCGCTGTCTCGTTATATGGAAATTCTATAACATTAATAGAATTTAAATCACACCAATCTCGCTTCTCTCTATCTCTTCTTTGATGTTTCATGAAGTTTAATCTAGTGCCATGAAAAAATGAATTAAATTTGTAATGCTGCTCTCCATTTACTTCAATACACAGTTTTAATAGAGGAAGATAAAAATCTAAAAATAAAGTATTTGCATGTCTTAACGGAATGCCGACCTCTTCTAAGATCTGCATAGTAGGAAAATAACTTCTAATTAATTCCCTAGCTCTTAAATGTAAATCAGATTTTTTAACCATCTGACCCTTAGCAATATGTCCTGTTAAAGACCATTTATGCGTATTGCCATCTAAATCTACAATATCCATTATTTCAGACCCATAGTAAGCTTAACTTCGCTCCATAAAGAATTAAATAAGTCTTCGTTTTTTGTAAGATAATCTATCGCTTTTTCACTCCCTTGAAACTTAGGACTGTCTTTTACAGAAGTAAAGGTATACCAAGCACCACCTTTAGCTATTAATCCTAGATCTACTGCCAACTTAAATAATTCTGCATGTCTATCAATACCTTTTCCATATCTAATGAAACTGCTAATATTAGCACCCGGAGGACCAAGAGCTGAACATAATACTTTCCAAGAAACCTCTTGTCCAATTTGATTTTTATCATTCTCCTTGCCAACAGCCCAAGGTTTAAAAAACTCTGCTCTTAATTTTACATCTGTTTGATATGCAATAGCTTGACCAGACTTTTCTTTCCATTCTACATTTCCATAACCTGGGTTTCCCATTAAGTGTGTGATTCCAATTACTATGTTATTATTGACAGGAATTACATTAGCTACTTTTCTGCAGAATTTAGCTAATAGTTTAGCACCGTCTGCTCTTTGCATTTTACTCATGTCTGAAGTAATTTCAGCCTCTGTACATAATGCAGAATATGAGTCGATAATAACTACAGAACCAGGTTCTTCATTAATAATTCTTTCTGCGATTTGAAGATATTCCTCACCGTGTAGAATTTTACCTGTTTGTGAACCAATAATATTAAATCTTTCTAAGTCTAAATGAGGTATGCCCTCAATGTCTCTCTTCTTCAACCTACCCTCTATATTTAAATAATAGACCTGTCTACCCTCTTTAAATGAATCATGTGCATATTCTAATTTCTGAGCCGTTGCTGCGAAGTCTAGAGAGGTCGTTGTTTTGCCGCATTTGGGTTGACCTGTAAATATAACAAAACTACCTTCTGGTATACCTCCTCCTAAAATTATATCTAAAGATGGACTGACAGGTATTACAATTTGTTCTCTGTCAACTACTGAATTTCCAGAAACAACTATGCCGTCTCCAAATTTTTTATTAACATCATCTTTAATCTTGGTCATTATCTATATCCTCTAATTTATCAAAAATGCTTTTTTTGTTTTTTGTTTTTCTAAACTCTGTGCTTTTATTTCTATCAAACTTTTGAGTAAGAGTTTGATTTTCTTTTTCTACTTCTCTAACCTTCTCCTTTATAGTGTTGACGAGACTAGGGGCTCTCAAGGAAAAAATTCTTTTAGATCTACTATCGTTCAATGCTCTTATCACAGCCTTCTCTCCGTATTGTTCAATAAGCTTATTGGCTGTAGCTATCTGGTTTCTAAAAAACCTAGACCATTCTTTATTAATCCAAAAACGGTAATAAAGATCTTTTTTTTCACGCAAAGCTTTATGTTCACAGATTGTCTCTGTTACGTATTGAGCAGCTGTTACGCTTTTTTGGGAGTATTTGGATTTGTATCGCATTCTGATAATTTTAAGTCAACGGCAGTTTTAGTCAAGGATTTATTAAAATTTTTCTGGAATTGTTCAACAAAAGGCTTATATTTTTCTTGAACAGGAACGGGAATTACATAGGAGTCTTGAATAGCTTCAACACAACCTAGTTCTTCTTTTTTATTATTGATTGATACAATTTGATATTGAACACTGATTACAATTTCGTGTCTACAATTTGCCGGATCTTCAGGAGAAGTTCTTTCTTGGGACGAATTTTGTTGATCAAATAATTCTTTATATTGACCATTGGAAAAGTCAATATTTCCTTTTCTCATTTCTTCCAGAAGATTAGCAAAATGTTCTTCTTCTGTCAGCTTATCCTGGTGTTCCTGAGCATTTGTTGCATTTGTATCTGTCATATGAACTTACCAATCCTGGGCTAATATTTTCTTCTCTACCACATATTCTACATCTAACATTAATGTTCTGAAATGATCTGTTTCTAGGAATAGGTTTATAATCTGCGTGTAATTTTTTATCTAGCTCCGCATCGTCCTTGTGCGATCTAAATTCAGACATGTCTAAAAATTTATTTCTAGGTTTATTGTCATTAGATTGATTAGGTTGTTTAGGGATATCTTCATTAGTGTCTAACAAAGACGATAGCAATTCAATTAATTGCTTTACCTGCTCAGGGTTCTTTTTAAGATTTTCTATATCCATAATTATTTTTTTGGTCTAAAGATGTGTTCTTGACTACCTATGCTTGGTTTTAAGTTATTTGCTTTTCTTTGCTCATCTATTTGCATAGAAAGAACAGGGTCCATAATTCTTGATCCATTCCCATTTTCATCCGTAATAGATTTTGTATGAGTAGAGGATATCTTTTTAACTTGTGTTAAAGAAACATTTAACTCTTTAGAAATATCTTCTGGATCTTTACCATTCTCACTTAAATACTGAATAGCATAATTTTGGGCTTTACTTACCTTAGGCATTATAACATCTCTCTTTCTGCTTGTAATAATAAATTCTGTCTTTTAGTTTTTAGATAATCTAAATATAAACCGAAGACTATTCTATTTGTCGTTTTAAAAACAAAAGTCTCTTTAATCAGTTTTTCTTTAGCATGAACATATTCTCTTGGTGGTGTTAGTTGTGAATAAGGATTATATAATCTTCCAAAGTTTGAAACTTTAACATAATAAAGCATAGAACTGTGAAGGTGAGTTTCTTTTGCAGCAGCTTTTACTGCTTCATTGCATCTGTGATTACCGTTATCATCTGTAAAATCACTGTCACTTTCTGAACAAAAATATAAGCTTGTATCCTTTTTTACGGAATCTTTATCAGCATTGATCGTATGAAATGTCATTTTTGCCTCATTGAAGTCATGCCATTAGGTAGTTTAAATCCTGAATAATCATCTTTATAGTCATTGTGTTTTTTATTTAAATGAGACTTTTCGTCTTTGCTTAACTTGTCTCTATTTCTATTTGCTAAATCACCTATAGTGTTTAACTCATCATCTGTTTTAACAACAGCATTTGTTAATCCGGCCAAATCATCTTGATAAGATCTTCTCATTTTCTCAGAAGGCGAACACACACAATCTATCGTTTCTTGATAGGCACTAAGAGTAAAAAACAGTTCTATTTTTCTTCCGCAAGCATCACAGACATACGTATATTCTGGCATTATTTAATTTCTCTTTTAATAAGAGTTAAAATTCTTTCATTTTTTGTTCTTAGAAAATCTATATATTGTTGGAATATGGAGTGGGGAACTTTGGTAAAACGAGTTTCACTCTTACATACAGAGTCTACAAAAGAATTAGTTCTTTTAGATCCTATAGAATGTTTTTGAACAGGATTGACAGGTTCTTTGTCTGCGTACGTTTTAATAAAATAATCGAATCTTTTTATACCATCTTTAGAAATGTGATCAGGTAGTTTTTGTTGAACCTTTTTAGCCATAGCCGATTCAGAGTTGTGATCGTCTAGCAAGGGATATCCTGCTTCATCGTAATTGTCTTGATGTCCACTTAAAGTATAATATGTTATATTATTGTCGTGATTTTTAACTTGAAATTTCATTTTATATAACTTGTGATATATGGGTTCCACTGAGTATTTGTTCTATTTCCTTCTATAGTAAGTATATGCTGATACCACGGCAAGTATTTTGCAGAAAAAGTTGGTTTTTCAGGCTTGCTTATTAATTTCATATTAGCTTCTTTGGGTGTTTTATTCCCCTTTTTTCTATTGCATTTAGAACATGCGGTGACTATGTTATGCCAATTTGTAGCAGATTTTATATCATTAAATCTAGATTTAGGAACAACATGATCGTATGTCAGGCTACCATAAGGAAAAGAATTACCACAGTATTGACA